ACGAAGCCCTTTTCTCTGATCAAAATACCTATTCCATCGCATACCTTTATTTGACCGCGCACTATCTTGTAATGGACCTTCGAGCGTCTACCCAAGGTATTGCGGGTGACTTCCCTTGGTTGACCAACTCCAAGTCCGTTGGCTCAGTTAGCGAGGGATTGGCTATTCCTGATTTTATGCTTCAAAACCCCATGCTCAGTCACTTCGGCAAGACGTATTATGGGGTTAAGTATCTCTCATTGGTATTCCCAAGAATTGTTGCCCCAATGTTTTCAACTCCGGGCGGGACACAACCTTAATGGCTATCGTTTTTAATTTGGACAAATTGAAACAGGTAGAGGCACAGCTTAAAAAAGAAGTAAGCGTAAAAGTCGGCGTTCTTGGGTCAAAAAACAATAGAACTCAAACAAGCAATTATTCGTATGACAATGCCGGGGTTGGTTTAAAGCATGAGTTTGGTAAGTTTGCGCCTGAGATTGGCAAAAGGATGCCAATTAGATCTTTTTTAAGGATGCCACTGCAAACTAGGTATAAAAAAACATTGGAATCTAAAAACTGGTTTTCCAAAGATGAGTTTGAAAAGTTTATTGATCCAAATGAAAATATAAAGTTTTACAGAAAGTTTGGGACAATTGCCCAAAGGATTATAGACGATGCCTTTAAAACGTCCGGATTTGGGACGTGGAAACTATCGAGAATGGAATTCAAAAAGGTGCATCAAACCCTTGTCGAAAGTAATCAGCTTAGAAGAGCAATTACTTTTGAGGTGATTAGGAAATGAAGCCGTTAATCACCAATGCAAATAGCCGATCTTTAGACCAAATATCCCCGACTCTGCCACAAATGAATTTGACGTCTTGGTTTCAGACGATCACTTTTACGGTTGTAAGAAAAGCCATTGTAAACTTTGAAACGATTGAAACGCAAACCAAGGTAGTATTTCAGGGGATTGTTGAAACGGTTGATCCAACAAAGCTAACCGTATTGCCAGTTGGGGAGCGTCGATGGAACATGATCAGCGTTTGGACTTCGACTGATCTTGAATTAAGTCCGGACGATTTGTTTTATTACAACAACGTGCCTTACCGGGTTATGCAAAAATACGATTGGCAGCCGTATGGATATTTGCAATATGAATGTTCGGAGGACTTTAAGAAATGAGTCTTCAGATTCTATCCAATAGCAATAGCGTAGGAATGGGCGTAACCATGCCAGTTGTAGCGGTTGGTGGAACCGCCCCATATACTTATTCGGTATTGGGTAACGGCAGCATTACCAATTCCGGAGTTTATTCGTCAGGATATAAGGTTGGTAAGGACATTATCCGCGTTGTCGATTCGGCGGGCAAGGGCGCCATTCTGGACGTCTTTGTTGGAACCCCTCTGCATCTATTGGCTGACATCATTCAAAAGCAATTGGGGCTTCCTGCGGGGCGTGTATGGCTTTGGGATCAAAAGGTTATTATGCCGACGGATTACGATATGTTCGTGGTCATTGGCGAAACTATGGTTAAACCATTCGGGTCTGCGAATTTTTTTGACGGTGCAACCGATTCGCAGGTCATTTCCACTAATTGCTACGCGGAGGCTCAGATTGATCTATACAGCCGTGGACCGGAAGCAAGGGACCGCAAAGAGGAAGTGATTTTGGCATTAGCGTCAAACTATGCCGAAACCCAACAAGAATTGAATGGCTTCCACATTGCAAGAGTTCCGACTGGTTTTAGTAATTTGTCAATTTTGGAATATGATAGTGGAACTGCAATTCCTTATAGATTTACAATCACGGTAGGAATACAATATCAAGTAAAGAGAATTAGCTCGACTCAATACTATGATACCTTTAGCGATCCGAGCTTAATAAGTAACTCTTAGGAGGATTCAAAATGGCTCAACTGGAATTATCGAACATTATCAATATCTCAGTATCGCAAACCCCGGCAGGGATTGGGGCGCTAAATACTTCTAATTTGGCATTGTTTACAGACGATACCCCGGCAGGAACTTTCCCCGCCGTTGGTTATGGCATTTATCTTTCTCCGGACGGTGTAGCAACCGATTTCGGAACTGGTTCAGATACCTACAAAATGGCGCTTCAAGTTTTTTCTCAAAGCCCAAACATTTTAGCAAACAGCGGATACCTAGTAGTCATTGCTTTGTTGGCAGCGGAAACGCTAGATGATGCGATTGTTCGCACAAAAGACTTGGTTCAATACTTCGGGATCATGAGTACAAAAATTGAAACCCAAGTTGATATGCTCGCAGCGGGCGCAATTGTTCAGGCTGAACCTAAAATTGCGTTTTTCGCTTCTAGGCTTTCAGCCGATGTTGCACCGGGAGGTAAGCTCGACTTGCTAAGAAGCAATAATTACACCCATTCGCGTGGGCTTTATTACGGCGGAGCAACCGACCTTTCCGCACTTCAAATGATGGCGGCTTATGCGGGGCGTGCGCTTTCAACTAACTTTACTGGATCAAATACAACTCAAACCATGCAACTTAAAGACTTGGTGGGAGTAACGGCTGATCCATCTATGACACAAAACATTTTTGACGACTGCCAAGATGCAGGAGTAGATGTTTATGCGTCCGTTCAGGGAGTTTCAAAGGTTCTTACTTCCGGGGCAAACTCATTTTTTGATGACGTTTACAACTTGCAGTGGTTTGTTATCAGCTTGCAAGTTGCAGGGTTCAACGCTTTGGCGCAATCATCCACCAAGTTGCCACAAACGGAAAATGGGGTTTCTTCTCTAAAATCTGCATATCGTCAGGTTTGCGAGCAAGCCGTAAACAACCAATTTCTCGCTCCCGGAACTTGGACCTCGCCAACAACCTTCGGAAATCTTGCGGACTTTTTGGCTAACATTTCGCAGCGCGGGTATTACATTTATAGCACCCCAATTTCACAACAGTCCGCAGTTGACCGCGCCGCGAGGGTTGCGCCACTGATTCAAATTGCCGTAAAAGAAGCAGGGGCAATTCACAGTTCAAGCGTAATTGTAAACGTCAATGTTTAATAAGGGAGAATAAATGGCTACTGTATCATTAACTGGATCGGATCTAATCATCATCAACCAAAGAGTTATTAGCGACCTTGCCGATGGGGATGTTGCCAATTTGGAGTTTCCCAATAACATTGCCGAAGTAAAAACAGGCAAAAACGGCAACAGCATTTACGCTCTCAACGAAAGCGGAAAAAACTCGGAGCTTACACTCCGGGTGATTCGCGGATCGGGTGACGACAAGTTCCTAAACCAATTGTTGAGCAACCAAAATATCAATTTCGCATCAACCGTTCTGATGGTTGGCGAATTTGTAAAAAAGGTTGGGGATGGACAAGGAAATATTACCAATGACACATACGTTTGTGCGGGCGGTATTTTCATGAAGCTCGTCCCTGCCAAAAGTAACGTGGACGGAGATACGGGACAATCGGTTTCGGAATACAAAATCAAATTCAGCAATACCCCACGCGTTTTGACTTAATAGGGAGATTTAATGCGAACAGTAAAGTTGCCTAGCGGAGCCGAATTGAAAATAGGTTTGGCTCCGTTTTCAGAATCAAATGCACTTTTTAAGGCGGTGGGGGCTGAATTAAAAAGTTTAAAAGTTACGTTCGATACCGAACTGGACGTAAATCTTTTAAAAGACATTGTTTGTTCGGCGGTAGCGTCGGACAAGATTGAAGGTTGTATTTGGGATTGCATGAAAAAATGCGTTTATAATGATTCCCGAATTACAAAAGAAACTTTTGAGCCAGAGGAGGCGCGGCAAGATTATTATGTGGCGCTTCTTGAGGTTGCAAAGGAAAACTTAATTCCTTTTACGAAAAGCCTCTCTGCTCAGTTCGCGGATATTTTGAAAAAAATAAACCCCGCCCAAGCATAGAGGCAGTTGAAGACGATTTGTTAATTTTCTTCAAGCTCGTAAAAGCGGGATATGGGTCGTTTGAGGAGGTTAAACAAATGAACGCTAGAGAGATATTACAAGCTCTTTCATACGAAAAATTTGTTTCCGATTACGAAGACGCATATTTTGATATGATTAGGGGGTCTTCGTCATGAAAGTCGGAGAATTATTTGTCGAATTCAAAATCAAAGGAACGGAAGATTCGACCAGAAAGACCAAAGAAGTTAGAAGCGCCCTTGGCAGCATTAAGGATATGGCGCTTGAAACCAAAGCCGCCATTGTAGGCGCCATTTTGGCGTTTGAAAAGCTCATGAGAGCGCCAATGGAAACCGGGTCAAGTCTTTATGAGGTTTCCAAATATACTGGCGAAACCGTAGAAAACATTCAAAAAATGCAAGCGGCACTTAAAAATGTGCCGCCCGAAAAATTTCTAGCTACATACGAAGAAATTTTTCTAAAAGTAGCCGAATTTAGACAGTCTATTGGTCCAATTGCCGGAGGCGGTCCCCTTGGTATGTTTGTAATGCCAACGGACGAAGACTATGCAAACGCAACTAAATTTACAGATTATCTTGCGCGAGTGATGCAATCCCCACAGATGGATCCCGAAAGCCGGGCGGTGATCGCTAAACAGCTTGGAATAGATAAAAACTTTTTAGTTGCGCTACAAGACGAAAGTTTAAAAGGCAAGTCTCTTTTGGATTTTTCCCCGCGCACTATGCTTTCGGGCGCTCAGGCTAAAAAATTATATCAAAGCCAAGGGCAATATAACCAAGTTACTGAACAAGTAAAAAAAGTAATGGGGTCACTTACGGTTGCCCTTGGGCCAAGTATTCTGGAAACCGTTTCGGCGGCAGTTGGAGCGTTAGAAAAGCTAGTAACCGCGCTAACCGAACTGGCAACAACATTGAAAATTCTTGATGGATTACAAAACGTAATGACTGGATTGGCCGAGGGAATGGATGGCATAGCCAAATCTGCAAGCGCGGTAACAAAAGCCCTTGGGGGTAAAATCAGCCCAACAGAGGCGATAAAAGAAGTTTACAAGCAGGGATTCAATATTTTCAAACTTACTCCCGGCGGTTTGATGCTAAACAACTTTGAGATGCTAAACAAAATGTTACCGGGTTCAAAAACAAAGGAACAGGAGGAAAGAATTAAAAAATCATTGGAGCCTGAAAAACACGGACAAAACACGGTTAATCAAAACATCAGCATTGACGGAGCCGGAGGAAATGCAGAGCAAATTGCGGAAATGATCGCCCAAAAAACCAAGGCGGCATTTTATCAAATAACCTCTCAAACGCAGATAGCATAATATGGCAATTAACAGCTTATCTACAAACATCACCTCGCTTTCAAACCTAGCAGTAATTAACCCGCAGAAAAACACCGGGTATCAAGAGCAGAACGCGGTAATCCCTCCGGGATCGCAAGAGCCATCATTAAACGGGCAACAATACCTTTTTCACATCGAAGGCGATAATTCTATCCAGCTTCAAAGCGAAATTACAGATTCGTTTATTGAAACCAACTCAGCAATTAACGATCACATCGCGCTAAAGCCGGAAAGAGTTATGGTGAATGGTTTTATTGGGGAATTAAACGATGTATTCCCAATCGCGCCCGCAGGATTTGGCGCATCGTTCGTAGCTCAAAAATTGGTTGCTCTGGCGGCTTATACGCCGGATTTTTCCGCCTCCGCTCTTGTTGCACTAAACAATGTGATCTTGGCATATCAAGTAGCCGCTAACCTAGTTTCAACCGTTGGACAAAATATTGCTCTTGGGGACAGAGAGAAATATTTAACCAAACAAGCGTATTATTTTGGTTTATTCTATTCAGCGTGGAGAAACAGAACGCTTTATACAATTCAAACGCCATGGAACAAATACAACAACATGGCAATCGAGTCATTGAGAGCAACCCAAGACTCAACAACTCGAATGATAACAGACTTTGAAATTACATTTAAAAAGTTACGATTTATCGACACAACGGTTGCGACTTCCATTTACCCGGAAACTGTAAAATCGGGGCAACTGGCGGCTCAATCATCGGCAACGCAAAAACAAGGAGAAAACACTCTTTTAAAATCGGCAAATGGGTTTGATTCGTTGTTGGCATCCATTACGGGGAGTCCATAATGTACGACATCCAACAGATTACAAGTTTTGCAAAACAATCACAAACATTAAAGTTTCCGGATGGAACCACTATTGCAATAGAGCTAGAATACAAGCCATTACAGTACGGATGGTTTATAACTAACCTTACCTATGGCGACTTCGCCCTTTCCAATATCAGAATTGTAATAAGCCCCAATTTTTTATATCAGTGGAAGAACAAGATCCCTTATGGGATTGGGTGTTCAAGCACTGATGGGTTCGAGCCAGTAAATCAAGAGGATTTTAACTCCGGACGATGCAGATTATACGTTTTGGAAGCGGCTGATGTAGCAGCACTTCAGGAGTATATTAGTGGCAATTAAGTTTGAAAGATCATACGAATTACGGGTTCAACGAGAGGATGCGACCTTTAGGGTAATAAAAAATCCCCTTACTGTGAAATTTAACATTCAACGAAACAATCTGTTATCAGTAAATTCAGCCCAATTTGACATCATAAACTTAAATCCAACAAGCCGAAAAGAAATTCGGCGAGATGAATGGAATTTGAAGTATGACAAAAGAGTATTGTTTATGGCGGGATACCAAGACAATATGTCAATTTGCTTTAATGGGATGGTTCAGCAAGCCTATTCGGTTAGAGAGGGTGTGGATTTTGTGACGCATATTGAGGGATTTGATAACCCAATTGCGGTAAAACAAACTCCATTTTCAAAAGAATATAGAAAAGGTCAAACTTATCAAACCTTGATGAATGATATTGTAGGCGCGCTTGCTATCAATGGCGTTAAAAGAGGTGCAATTAGCAATAGATATTTCATTCCAAGCAAGAACATTTCCACAACGCTAGATCAATTGGCGTTTCAAAAAGATGTAACAATAAGCGGTTACGCGTTGGATATTGCAAGGGCATATTTTGGTCCGAAAGCATACGTTGACAATTCAACTATCAATTATTTAAACGAAGATGAATATGCAAGAGCATCGTTAGAGGTTATTTCTTCGGATACCGGACTTCTTGGGACGCCCCGCCAATCTAATCAAACTGTATATGTGGACATTCTGTTTCAACCGGGGTTTTCATGCGGACAAAAAATTACCTTAGATAGTATTGAGGGGCTAGAATACGAGAAAACCGACAATAGACCATTGCCTAGAAATCCTAACTTTAACGGGGATTATAGAATTATGGGAATAACTCATAAAGGGGTAATTTCTGACGCGATTGGGGGAGAAGCCGTTACTACTTTGGCGCTTTTAAAATTCGTAAATAGACCTCTGGAGGTGAAGGTAGGTGAGTAATTACACAATTCAACCGTTGCCAAGTTTTTATCAGTACGTTGATCCTCAACTAAAAGATGTTCTTGATTTGATGAAAAAGGACATTTTTTTAAGTTTGAATTGCGTTGCGATTGGCACAATACAGGCATTTTCAAGCAGTGATTGTACGGCACAAATCACAGTAAATTATCCAAAAGTCTTTGTGCAAATGGACCAAAACGGGGTTCAGAAAAACATTACGCAGCCGTATCCCATTTTGATGCAAGTTCCTTGTATTTCTCTCTCTGGCGGGGCAGCCGGATTGACCATGCCAATTCAACCGGGGGATTCTTGCGTAGTGTTTTTTAATGACCGCGATTTTGCCAACTGGTTTGTTAGTGGGAATACGGAATCTCCCCCGGCATCACTGGATCACCACGGGCTTGGAAACGGGATTGCAATTGTGGGCATCAGATCGGCAGCCGCCCCAATCGCAAATTACGACACAACACGCGCAAAACTTTATAATGGGAATACTCAAGTTGCGGTATCTTCGTCGAAAGTCAAAATTGATAACACCACATATAATCTTAAAACAGAGCTAACCAATCTTTGTTCTAAGTTAAATAGCTTATGCACAGCTATCAACAGCATTACCGTTCCCGTTGGTGGAATCACCACCGGACTGGGCGCGGTTGTAAGCGGTACGCCTAACAATTCAACAACGATTTCGGCATTGTCATCCGACATTTCCACCATTTCATCTCATATAGCGGGGTTATTAGAATGATTGTACGAGCATTAGACGTGAATCACGACTGGACATTTGGCAAGGGAAAAAATAACTATTTGGTCAACAATTCAGCCGTTGCCCAACTTATCCAAACAAACCTGTTAAGCTATACCGGGGACTGTTTTTTTGACCTTGAGGCGGGTATTGACTGGCTGAACATTATTGGGTCTAAAAACATTCCCCAAGCGCAGATTGCAATAAATAATACAATTC